CCACCATCGCATCCATCCGCCGGTATTGGAAGGAAGCCCTTGGCTGGAAGTCCGTAGGGTATCATAAGATAATTGAGTCGAACGGAAATATCGTACAACTGGCACCCGATTCCGCCATTACCAACGGCGTGCAGGGCCACAACACAACAAGCCTGCACGTCAGCTATATCGGAGGCAAGGACGAGGATGACCGTTCTATCCAGCAGAGGCAAGCGATTGCGGCGGTGTTGCTCGGTTGGCTTCAGAAGTACCCCAAGGCTCGCATCTGCGGACACAGGGATTTCCCGAACGTCAACAAGGACTGTCCTCGATTTTCGGCAGAAAAAGAGTACGGCTATCTCTACATAACTGCAGGGGCAAAGAATGATAAACCCACCATTAATGGCAATTAACGGCCTTAATGCATGGTTTGTCATGCAAAGCCCATCGATTTCGAGGGGTTTGCAGGGATAATTCGGCAAAATTCATGCAAATTAATCCTTTGCGAAAGGTAGCGGAATCCGCTACTTATGGGAAATAATCTCTCTTTTGGGGGGTATAATGGAGAATTGATTCCCCGAATGTCCAATTTATTTTAGTAAAAACTGGACAGTTGTACGATTTCTTCGTACAGGTCAGTACAACCTATCCGCAGGGGTGAACGTTGCGTGGACTTGGACCTCTGGGCCGTTGTTGTCCTTGCTTGAGTTCCTGCTCGTTTCCAACTTCATCCAATAGCCTCCAAGAGGCTTCGGGCCTCGGCCTCGTTCAGTGTGAAAGCCCATGTACCCGCCATCCCATTCCTCTTTGTAAGTAGCCGTGCGAAGTTGGTGAACAGGCTTTTGAATGAGCGTTTTGGTCGCGCGGTCATAGCGGTGGATGATATTTTGGTGGTAGTATAATTCATGGACGTGGCCCATCCACGTGAGGTCGTAGCCTTCGGTGCTTGCGAGCAGGCGCTGGTCTTGGATGACACCCTTCGTGACTGGGCCTCCGCCTCCTGCACCGTGGTAGTAATGCACGACGAAGTTCTTGGACCGCAGAGGGTCGTGGTTCACTCGGATGTCGAGCGTGCCGCCATAGCCACCGACTTCGACTGCTGACCCTGTGGCGTAGTTCAGGGTGCTTGCGAAGCGTTGCAGGATGTCGGTTTCTTGGTGGTGGATGATGGATGTTTCGTGGTTCCCGTAGCCAACCAGCAGCAGGTTCTTGGCGTAGGGGGCAAACCATTCTACCGCCGTGTTGACGATGGAGTCCAAGTACCTTGCGTTGTTGTGTTCTTCTCGGATGTCCTCTTTGCTCCTGCGTGGGTCGCCCTTCCCCTGCATCAAACAAAAAAAGTCACCGTTGACGATGACTCCTGCGTTCCTGCGTTGTGCCTCTTTGAGGTGGTTGGTCAGCAGCCCTCTGTCACAATGCGGGTTGTCCCAATGCAGGTCGGAAATAAGTAGAAACTCCTGCCCGCTTTGGCAGGTGACTTCGTGGATGTTTCGTTGGTGCTTGCTTAGTGGTAACAGCATCAGGCTTGTCGTAGGGTTGCGTTTTCGGCTTCGAGCGTTTGGATTGTGTTCTCCAAATGTTCTATCCGCTCCCGCAAAACTACGAGTTCATTCCTTAGTTGCGCCAATTCTTTCTGCTGGGCTTCAGCCGTCTGCTGCCACATGGCCAACACGGCTTGGGCTTGCTTCACCTGCAATGAATCTGCCGTGAACTTGCCCTTGGTCAGCCAAGCGATTGCACCGCCAACGATTGCGCTGACCGTGCCGATGATGGTCGTTTCGATTAGGTTCACGCCTTGGGAACTTCGGTAGGCTTGTTGTACTTGCTGACGAGCATCCATCCTGTTGATACGAGCGTAATGATTGCCCCGATGATTTCGGTGAGGGCGGTTGCGTCAAGTAACCCTTTGGCTACGAGTGTGCCACCGATGAAGGTTAACAAGTGGCGAAGGAGTGCGATGACTGCTGATTGCATAAGGGGTAGTTTTGGTTGCTCGGGGTTACGCTTGCGGAATAGTCGCATGATGGTAGATGTTACAGGGTTGAAGGTGTTGCAAATTCTTGGTAATCGGCGGTGTATTGCTCATCCCAACCGAGGAAGGAGTGAACTCCGCAGGGTGTGGGCCATGTTTCGTACTTGGTGGCGATTGCAGGAGCATCGCCTTCCCACAGGATGTCGTAGGAGATTAGGCCATCGAGTGTTCCGAGTGCTACCGCAGCGGTCGTGCCTGTGCAGAGTGCGAGTACCTTATCGGCATCGGCTTGCTTGGGGAATGCGTACTTGCGGAATGTAGCCATTAGGTCGTAAGTGCAGCGAGTTGAGCGTTGGTGAGCCTTGTGGTGTAGAGGGCAGCAGCACGGATGTTGGCGTTTGCAGTTTCGGTATCCGACCCAGATACTGCCCCATATAATCTAATTTCGGTGATAGTTGCATCAGGAACTCTAAGGTCGCCTACACTAACATTTGCGGGAGAGCCATTGACATATGCGGTTACACCGCTTACTTCCGTTCCACCTGCTGCGGTTCCGTTTGCATCGTATGCTATTGCTATTTTGTAATAAGTGCCAAAAGTAAGTCCGTTTACCAAAGTTATACTCGATGTTCCTGAGGTATTTCTGCTTATAAAACTTATAGCATTTGACACAAGGCTTATGCCAAATCCTCTTGATGCGGTCTGTCTTAAATATACAATTCCTGCACGAGTTGTTTCTCGCCCCAAATATCTGAACTCCGCATAAATCGTCCCCTCCGTCTGCCCTATCGCACCGCTGACCGCTCCGCTCACCGAAACAACATCGGCGTTGCGTGTTGCTGCTGCGGTTGTTGTGGGGATGAATGATGTCGGTATTGCACCGAGTTCAACTTGTGGAGCAGCGAAAGCGATGCCAAGGCCTACTGCTGGATTTGATGCACTTGAAACCCCGCTTAAAGGTGCCAAATTAAATGCCGTTAAAGTTCCACTTGCAGTCATCGTAAAGGTTTCGGAGCAACGATAAACATCAGTCCCCCATTGCTCAACCCTTCGGATGCGATTAGTTGTTCCTGCGGAATTGTAAGTTGAACCGCTACTGAACGAACCGCTAACACTAAAACCACCGCCAAGGTCACCCGCTGCTCCTCCTGTTATTAGTGCATAATAACCACCAATCGTGTGAGTTCCCGTTTTTTTCATTAAGAAGGAAATCGTATAGGTGCTTCCACTCGCAAGTGCAACATTATTTGAAGGCCTTTGCATTCTTCCGGCTCCGGCCCCAATATTTGAACCACTAACCGCCACGGTCAAGTTATTGCCACTTACACCAATAACGTCCACATAACCGCTTGACAAGTTCGCTCCTAAAAGCCAACTCGTTGCAGTATCCTGAGAGTTAAGGATACCATTAGCAGCACTCGGCTCCACCAGCAACGCAGGGCAGCCAGCCGTTCCTCCGCTGGTATAGTAATCCAAGCGAGGCACACCGCTTGCAACGCTCTCAATCAATCCGCTTGCGTTGACCCTTGTTGCCGTAGTTGCACGGGTAACGTTGAAGTCGCCTGACGCACCAAGAACGACACCGCCCGAAGTCGTTGCTAAGGGGGTGTAGAGTTTGCCCGTTTTAAAGCGAGCAGGGACAAGGATTAGCGATGGTGTGGACATTCTTAGAAGTTGTAAATAACTGCAAAGCGATTGAAGAGGCACCCATTAACGGCAGCCTCGGCAGCGGTAGCTCCGTCAGCCGTAGCCCTTGCATTAAAAGCACCCCAAACCCCGGCAGCAAGTCCGCCTTGCAGCATTGAGATTGGGTAGCCGTAGCCGTAACCGATTAGCATTAGAGGAAGGTGTAACCGATGACTGAACCTGCGCTTGGGGTAACGGCAGTAATCTTACCACCATTGCGTCCTGAAATCACGATGCCAGCGGAAATGGATTTGCCACTAAAGTTGTAAGCGGTTAGAAGGTTCTCGCTTCCAGTTCCGGTAAGGGTTGTGAAAGTCGCAGCAGCGTTGACTACAAGGAAGTCGTAGTTCTTCCCGGTAACAAGTCCATCAATGAACTCCATCGTACCGCCTTGGCCGAGCATTTGTTGCAGAATTGGTGTAGGCATTGTATTGCGTTTAGGGTTAAATGTAAATTAGGTCGGAATTTCACAAACTGAATGCCCGAATGGAATCTCAAAGGTCATCGTGGCCTGCCACCCTGCTGTGCGGTCATCACGGCTCTCTACGAACCTCGTTAGGTTCACGGTGGAGGATAGCGTCCATTCCTCGCTTGGGTCGTTTGTAAGGGCTGAAATGAAGTCCTGCGCTATTTGCAGTTGGTCGCTCAAAACTTCGTCCTCATTGTCCTGCCAACCCAGCGTAGGACTGCCCGAAACCACGCCACCCATCGGGGCAATGGATTCCACCCGGTCGCTGAAATAGACACCGACCACAAGAGCCAAAGAACCCAAGTCCGTAGTCGCTGATTGCACGTCCGCAAACACCAACGGATAGACGATGCGCTCACGGCTGGGTGTTCGCAGGTTGATGGTGTTGTCCGTTCCTATCGCCAACGGGTCGCCCGTTCCGAACGAGTTCACTTGCGGATGGTTGTTTGCAAGCGTCAGGAGTGCCTGCTTGATTTTTATCCAAGACATATTTTTGGAGTTTCAGGATGTTTTTTGCGTGTGCGCCCATCGTTAGCAGTTGTTGCAGTAAGGGTCATAGCCATAAGGCCAAGGTCGGTCAAGCCCAGCACCACGGCGCAGGGTTCTTGCGTCAAGAGCCATGCCGGTATTGTAATTGGTTCCGTTGGGGTAGATGGTGTCAATGGCCGATGGTGGGGAGTTGAAGAGCGGGTAATCGCTGCGGTTCTCCATGAGGTACCGGGTAATGCGTTCCGAGTACCACTCCGCATCGTTCTTGACTTTGTCGGTCAGCCTTGTGATTTCGTCCATGCTCATCTGCGAAGATTCCTCGCTCGTCCTGCGAACCATGCCCTTGTTCATGTACTTGAAGGCGAGAACCATGGGCAACTCGTAGTAAAGCCATTGCACCATGGCGGGTTGGATGTAGTCCTCCAAGAGCGTGGTGTTGAGCGCAGTCGTTGTGCCGCTGACCACTTGCCCCACCAATTCCGAGTACAGGGCGGACCCGACTATCGGCTGAATCCGCATCTCCTGAACCTTGACAATCGTAGGCCGTATCTGCGTGAAGCTTACGTTTTCGTTTATGACCGAATTGTCCAAGAGCGTTTGCTCGCTTATGAATAGTGCCTTCATGCTTTGCTGATTTTATTGCCCTTGCGGATGACGATTTGCTGCTCCCAAACGTGCCTGCATTGAGGGCGATTCACTCCGCTGGCGGTGTGGTACCAGCCGCCTCTGCGATTCCAAACGGAGTAGCCCATGATGCTGGAAATACCGTTGATGTCGTCACGGGTGTAAACCTTGCCTTGGTCAGCGAGGTCCATCATGACTTTGCAAAATTCACGGCTTGTGCGCTTGTCCTTATCGCTAAACCCTGCGGCCCATGCGTATTTGTAGCGGACTTCCAGTACAGGTTCGGCCACTTCCTTCACACCTTTGGGCAGGTTTTTCTCCACGATTTGGTCGGCCGCCCTTGCAATGGGGTAGCGGTCTTTGGTCATAAGGTACGCAATCCGCTTTGCGATTTTCGCCTTGCTAACCCCGAACTCCTTGGCCATTTCTTCCACGGATGCGTCACGATTCTTCTTGCGGTAGGCTACAATCTTTGAATCCAGTTCTTTCTCTTCCTCGCCAAGTTCTGCGAAGGCTTGACGCACTTGGTCGTCTAAATCGGAGTCAAACCGCATTGGCTTGCTATGCATGACAACATACTCCTCCGCATTGCTACCGAATTTGCTTGCAACGACCTCCAGCACCTTGTATTCCTCATCGCCCCATCCAAGGTCGCTCTCGTCGTCTTCCTCACCCCACCACGGTTCGGTCGGGTTGCTGAACTTCTGCTCTTGCACTCCGAGCAAGGTGTTCACTTCCTCTGCGCTTAAGCCGAATCCAGCGGATAGCATGGTTCGAGCCATCTCCAATGTGATTTTGTCTTGGGCATAGTGCCGCACGATTCGCATCAAGTTTTGGTATTCCCTGCCCGACAATTTCTTGATGTTGTCGTTGCTCATCACCGCTGGTGCTTGCGGTTGCTCATCAGGTTGCGGATTCGGTCCAACCACATCGGCGGGTTGCTTTTCCAAAGGAGGAAGGCCCGCTTTTTCCCGCAGTTCTTCGGGCGTCATAATGGTCAGCAGGGCTTGCTCGGATAATCGTTCCGTAATCGGCTCAACGGGTATCAATTCGATTCCATCAACACCATTAAACGACGCCAAGTAGTTTATCATGCGCTCGACTTTGCGCACACGGTCGTTGATGTAGGTGGCCTTGAATAACTCGTAAGCCTCCACCAGTTCCTGCCTTCCACCAAGTTGCCCCTCGGTCTTAACTCCGAACAACATTGGGTTCACAACACGGTGCGAGATGAAGATTTCTTGCTGGATGGCCTTGTTCAAGATTTCGAACTGCTTATCCATGTCGGATGGAGTCAGCGGTTCAAGAGTAGGGGCCTTTGTGGCATCATCGTTGAAGGTTACCACGAACCTTCCAGCGTTGTCCGTTCCCGAAAACTTGCGCTTGATTTGACGCTCAATATCCCCCTGCTCTTCGGGGGTAGGAATGCCGTTGTTGAAGTTGATCAGGTAACCACCCCAAAAGTTGTTGCGGAGGTTATTGTTGTGAAAGTTCGCAACCTGCACATCAGCCTCAATCCAAGCGTTCCCTCCGATGTATTCGGGGAGAGGATAGTGCTTCACGCCAGCAGCGTAAACACGATAGTAGAACAACTGCTTGCCGATGCGGTTGTCAGCGTCAAAGGCGGGGATTTTCTCGACATCGCCAATCTTGGGGTAGAGTTGCACCATGTCGTCGTTGTACCACTCTGCAACTTGGAACATCCGCTCTTCTTTGTCAACCCTGATTTTCTCGAAGGGAATATGCTCCATCTTGGCGATAGTTCCCATCTTATTCCAATGGACGCAAACTGCAAAGCCGTTAAAAATCTCCAAGTCCAAAACGAGTTTCTCGGTGATGTCGTTCAGGTCGTCGTGTTCGCTCAACCCGTCAAAGAACTTGGCGTAGCGGGCTTGTTGCTCCACGGTCATCTTCTCGCCTGCCTTCCAGCCACCACCTACGATGTAGTTCACTTTTCCGTTAACAATGGCGTTATGTTTTGAACTGCGGCGGTAGTTATCCAGCAGATAGTATGGGTACTCATTGAACGCACCGTAGGTGATGTACTTGCCCGCTTTGTTTTCGAGCATTACGGGTACTTTGTGTTCAATCCCAAGCCATTGGGTGAATGATTGTTTTATGCTCATAGCGTGTGGACTGTGAAGGATAGGGATTCAAATGCGATGCTCCCGCCGTCATTCACGGCGTTGATGTAGATTGTGAACTCGTCGTTTGCTGCGCCTTGCAGAACCGTTTCGGTGAAGACCTCATGGCCGTTGTTGTGCGATAGCGTAATGTCAGCCAACGATTGCGCAATAATTGCGCCATTCTTGGCGATGTAAATCTTTATTTGGTTGCCGTTCCCTTGGGATAGCACCATGTTCACCGACACTC